CCACTACTATTACTACTATTACTGCTCGAACTGCTCGAGTTATTTGCTGTTGTGCTTGTTAACGGTTGACTTTGTATTCCAACATTGTTTGTACCGGTACTNGAAACAACTGCGCCACTTGCTTGAATTTTAGATGCTGTAACTGAATCGATTATTTCTACATCAGCTACGGTTGCATCGCTTACAAATAGTTCATCATTTTCACACTTAATTTCGTATAAACTACCAAATGCTTGTGTTCCTTGTTTAGGAACAATTAGCATGTTCGAAATATCTGGTGCGTTTTGATTCATTACATATGTTACTAATTCGGAAAAATGGAATGTCTCTCCAAAATCCCAATTAGACAATGCAAAAAATTTATTAATTGATGAAATAATTCTCGATTTTAAATCATTATCATTTACTACTTCACCTGTATTTTTTACAATTTTAAATGTTGCTTGCAAAGATGGTTGAGCATGAACACCAAACAACGGCTTATACCTAACTGGATGATAAATTACTTCGTCACTGATTGATTTATATTGATTAATCAATACTCCATAATTTTGATATAATTCGTCCGAGCTTGGTGGTAACGGCTGTGTTTCAATTGTTCCTGCAAGATATTGTCTATAAAGATTATCGTATGATCTTGTTAACATATGTACATCAATAATATTTGAAACACTAGGGTCAATTCTATTACCTTCATCTGCACTGTGTACATACTGGAATCTCAAATTATCTCTACCTACATACGCTTGATAGTCNGAAGTTANTGTTAATAAATTGTTTGTTAAAACTTTAAAGTTTTTATTGTTTACAATATAAAAAACTTNTCCTTCNGGATAATCTACATAAGATCCTATTTCAGTTTCAGTGTTAACTACAATAATACTGCTACCTTCTGCATAGTAATTGTATTTGTAAAATCCTTGATCTGTTTCAACACGCTTTAAGAAAATATATTTTGTAAGAGGTAATGTTAAAGGTGCAACAATATTATCAAAAATATCCGGATCATCTACACTTCCGTCATCATTAACATCAAAGAAACTTACTTCAACTTTTTTGCTGTTAACATATCCGTCTTGGTTTCTATACTCGTTTACAATTTCCCAAGGAATGTCATTATTAAATGCTATTAGCTGATCAGGTTTTGTATTATAATTAAGAATTGAAACTTTGTCTTTAACTAATTGACCTGTTGCAGAATCATAAATCTTATTTTGTCCGTCAAAGTAAAAAGATAATTCTTTATCACTTTCAAAAATGTATTTTAACCCTCTATTAGTAACTGTATACTTTTCTCCATTTGTTTGGAAAAGGATGATCCAACTAGCATCAAGTTGGTTGTTGGTAACATCACCTGTCTTACCATTACTAAACGCAGATGCAACATTTAAGTTTTCATTAATAATAACACGCCAAATTCTATTAACTTGATCGTATCTTAAACCAAATGTTTTATAAGAAAACACTTGATCAATAATTTGCGATCTAACATCGCTTGTAATATCTTTTACTAGTTTTGGTTTTACTTCTTCAAGAATACTGTTAGCCGGAAGTGTTTCGTTGAATACAATTGGACCAACTCCGGTAACACTATCAACAGTTGTGCCTGCGCCATTAACGCTGATAACTTTAACCCATTTATATGTGCTTGCACCTTTTGCACTAGCATCGCTAGTTAATCCTGTACCTAAAAAGTAAAAACCCGCTGGTGGTTTAAATTTAAGCAATGCACCTGCTTCTAAGAACTTTAATGAACCGCCAGTAAATGTACCTGTTTGATATGGAATATCAGAACTATTAACAAGATATCCTGTACTAATATTCGTGCCTTTAGTTGATTGCACCCATCTAGCATTCAAGTCACTGACAATAATTTTTGCATAATTTGAAAAGTAAAAATTACTAACTGATCTACTTTTAATAATAGGTAAAATTAAATTTTCAATNGTTCCTTCGATATCTGTTTGATTACTAAATGTAAAAGATTGTTTATCTTCAAATTCTTGTCTATATATAATACCATCTGATGCAAATAAGTTTGTACTAGAATACTTTCCAGTTACATCTTTTAAATCAAAATAGCGACTTATTCCACTACTAATTCTGTTAGTTGATTTAACTTTAACAATTTCTTGGTTNACAGTTAACGGAATAATATTATAGTCTTCACCTGTAACCATTCTATTTTGTGTATAATAAGTCTGAGGTGCGTTTTGTCTAATTGAAGGTGTACTTTCGCTAGTAGTAGCGTTAGTAACGTTTTCTTTAAGTTCAAGCCCAAGGGTTAATGTTTCAATAGTACCTGCTTTTGAAATATAATCTAAACTAATGTTAATACTTGTAAGCTCTTCAGGCTTAATTTTCATTGCTCTATTTGCACTAGTTCTATAAAATATTCTAAAGTTGCCTCCTGGAAGGTTTCCAAAAGTACCGTCAGCAAATATTAAACTAATTTCATCATTAGCACGAGTCTGTACAACATAAAAATTTCTAGTACCTTTAGCAACACTATTATAGATTGCATTGTTACCTTCAATTGAACTAACTTTTGTCCAAAGTGATGTTGGAACTCCGCTTGAATTAACTTGATATAACCAAACGTCAGTGTTATTAATATTTTCAGCTTCGATTGCTATTTTTTGATTAGCACTTGGATTATCAACTGTAAACTGTGACGAGCTTAATGCGCCTTGTCTAAAATGTAAAAAGTATCCTGTATTTGAACTTGCTGTTCCACGACCGTCTTCTCTGTAAAGAAATGCTAAACTGTTCCCTGCAACAGGAGGTTCTTCGATCAATTTACTATTGATCAAATCAATATCAGTTGAAACAACTTCAAATTGGGTTGATAAGCCGTTAACAGCCTTGCTAAATCCGAACACAGGTACGTCAACATTATTAGACTTAAATCTATACTGTTGGGTCAATACACCGTTGATGCTTGCTGTTTTAGCAGGCTTTCCAATTGTGTTATTTTGTGGTAGAGCCGCATTAAGGACTCTTCTAAACTGCTCTGGCCAGTTTGAGTTACTCGGATCATTCCAAATAACTGTTTGGTCAGCAAGATTAAATCCGTTACTATCAAAAATCTCTTCAGTAGTCGATACAGTATCAAATTTAATTAGCCCGTTTGCCGCTTGATTTCTTTTTGGGTTGTATGATAGCATACGTGCAAGACGCAATACACTGTCACGACGTTCTGCTAATTCTAAAAAGTTCTCTCTTGCATTTAAGTCAACACGATAACTAATATTCTGACCTAAAAATGCAATAGTATCAATGAGTGCAAGATATTCCGAAGTATCAATATAGTCGTTAAAATCTTCAGGATAGTTTGTTCTTAGATAGTTAATCATAGAACGTCTTAGTGTGTCAAAGTCGTAACTACGGAATTCCGCATTGCGATAACTTTGGTATACTTTTTTCCAATCTTCTGAAAGAAGTAATCTATTTTGGCGGTCGGTTGATGACATCGGCGTTCCTCTATCTTTTGCTACAGTATTTATTATATTGAATTATAACGGTACTTAATTGTGTCACAAAAGTCCAATATTTTTATCAAACTGTAGTCTTAGATTTTCACTAATATTGTACTGCAAATATGATATTGTACATTCAATCTGTAGTCCTTGTTCGTACTCCGAAACTTGTACAGCTTCAGCCGATGTTCTTGGATCATAATTTACAATATTAGTAACATTTGTAGTAATGGCTTGTTTTAATTCTTCTGTTAGAGGTTCGTATAGTGCGTCCCAAATAATACAACCAAACGTAGGCATTGAAAGTTTTTCTCCTTGCCTAATATTAAAATGATTGATTAAATCTTGTTTAATTAATTCAAAATCATAAAGTTGAAATGAATTAGATTCAGGATTTACTGTGCTAAATCCCCTATATGCCTTTTGTTTTACAGGCGATTTAGGAGCTTTTTGCGATTTAATTTTAATTTGTTTGTATAAGTCTGCCATGCTAGTATTTACCTTTAATAAGGATACCCGTTTGCACGAAGTGTTTCTAATGCCCAAGGATAGTTTGGCAGTGTAGTTCTACTACCGTTGCTTCCCCATGCAACCTTTGCTCCACGAATGTCTACATGAGTAAAAGTATTATAAACACCAATAGCAGTAAATCCATTGTCAATTGCCGCTTGTATAAATGCTTGTCGTTGTGCATTTGATAAACCAGTTTGTACAATATCAACAGCATTGCCTTGAACATGCTGACTGTTTCTTGCTCCGCCAACACTTCGGTTATATTCTGGACTTCTGTAAGCACTAGTAACTTGTAATTGATATCCAACTGCTTGCGATATGCCTTCTAATCCTGTAACAACTTGCGGCTTTACTCTACTATCTACATGTGATAGCCATTTAATATATTGTCCGTCGGCATTGCTAGGTTGGGGNCTAGGATTCTGTTCATTAACTACCTGTGAAGGTTGTGCTCCGGATACTCCGTTTACAGGACTAGTATTATTATATCTATTAGCACTGCCTCCTGAAACTGTTGCGATACCACCATCACCATATTCTGTTGATTCTGTTGTATCTGGATCAACGCCGGCAGCTCTCTCTGCTTCTCTACCTGCTAAAATATCTAATGCCTCAGATTCTGGTCGACTAAAGTTACTAGCACCAATTGCTATTGCAACTGCGTCTGCGGCATCACCTACAATAACTGTACTTTCTCCTTGCGCAGTATCAGTGGTCGGATGTCCTAATAAATCGGGACCTCCTGCATCTGGAGTATTGTTTACAACTGCTTTGCCATTTATAAAAACACCATTGCTTCCTGCACTTAGAGCACCTTCATCGTGNCTGTTTTTATCGCCGTCAACAGCTACTAATTGTCCTGCAACATAAACATCACTTTGTCCGCTGACAACTGTTGTTGCTCCGCAAGACCTAAGATGACCGTTTATATGTACAGCTGGCATTACGTATTTTCTCCTGGTCTGTCAGGTGATCTTTCATCAACTACTGTTGATTCGCCTGACGCTACAGGAGGAGTCGATGTTAATGATGCCAATGGTAGTATTTCACCATTTCTTAATCTAGAGAAAAAGCCTCTTGCACTTGCAATACGCTGAGGTGTTTCTGCGGCTTCGTTTCCGTATCCAACTGCATCTTCAAATGCTTGACCTAATTGGTTAAAGTTATACATNCTCCAGTTTCCTCCGCCTCGGCTAGGGAAAGTTTNTATTAGATACGCAACTGCAACTGCTGTAGCAATTTCTGGATCATTTAAAAGGTCAGGATTTTCTACAATTTCAGGATGTCCGGCTAAGCCGCCAAAATCTCTATAATTGTCTCTAAATGTAAGTTGGATAAGTCCTCTGCCTCGATATTTGTAACCTTCATCTGGAGCGTTGCCGTTTCTTCCACCGTATAAGGTATTAGCAATCGCCGCTGGACCTGCGGCAGCAAGTTGTTGTGCAAATTCATCACTTCGAACACGGCTTGGAAATACTTGGCGTAATCGACTTGCAGAATAATTTAGATTTTCACTGTGTGGTTCAAATCCACATTCTCGTTGAATTTGTGCAAGTGCTGACGCTAATGCTTCGGCGTTACCCGGAGTTTGGCCTGCGGCAAGTAATTCTGGATTAGCAGGATTTAGGCACGTAGCCGGATCTAATCCAATTTCTTGTATTAACACATGTAAGAAGTAACGTTGCATATCGTTTACTGGTACAGGCTCTGCAGGTTGCTGGCCTATCGGTCCTGCTTGACCTGGAACTACTGTCTGCGGTGCAGGAACTCTTTGTCCTGTTACAGGATCAATAACTGTTGATTGATTTGCAACATTAGGTCCTGAAGTTGAAGTGTACTGTGGTTGGTTTGCAGGTGAATCAATTAGTGATTGTGCATCTCTGCCTTGACGTGACGGAGCCGGTCTAGCTTGGCTTAGTCCGGGAGTATGCCCTTCTGGATTTAGATTTTCATGTCCATTCCACGGTTCGCGTTCAGGAACACGAATTGGTTGGTTAGCAGGAGTAGCAGTAGAAGCAGTACTTGCTCCAGATGCTTCGTCAGCTTGTGTAGCAGGGCTTGCCGCAGTGTTCATATGGATAGCCGGAGCTGTTTCTCTATGTTCACTACCACTTAAAATACTTGTTCTAAAGCCTGCGGTTAAATTTGTATTACCTTGTGAAGCAATATGCATACTTGCTTGTTTAAATTTTGCTGCCGAGCCTGTAAGAACATCTAGTGTAGTTTGACTCGTAATGCTGTGTGCGCCTGCAACATTAATATGTCCGTCAGCACCAACAAATATCTTAGATGTTGCGCCAACATAAAGATCAAAATTTGCACCGATATCTATTTTTCCGTTTGTTCCGGCTTTAAGATCAAAATTATTTCCTGCGGTTGTTTTCCAATCTCTACCAGCAGTAATGTTTACATCACGCATTGCCTTCATATTAATATCTCTATCTGCATGTACGTTTACGTCATTGGCAGTTCTTAAGCTGATACTATCATCTGCGTAAACATCAATTTTTCCGTTTGCAGTTAGTTCTATCCATGCACTTCCTTGAGCATTGGCAATATAAATTAGATCTTCAGTATTGTGTAATAATATTTGATGACCTGTTCTAGTTCTTAATCTAATATGCTCGTTGTATGGCAAGGTCTGATTTGCTTGAGAAACATTTTCTGGAACAGCATTAATATCATAATATGTTGCTCCGACAGATTTTGCAAATCCAGCACGTAAGACTGTAGGGTCGCCGTCGTCCATTACAAAACTACTTCCGCCTAATCTACTGCGAAAATATTCGATCTGTTCACCTGATGGACCATATCGACCTTTTGGAGATCCGTCTCTTTTATCTAACGGTCCTGGAGTATTCATTCCAAAGACCATGCTAGGAATTTCTCGACGTGCTGTAGAAGAAGTTAATCCTCTAGCTATATCATCAATAAGTCCTTGTCTTGATAATACTTCTAACATCATCGGATTGTGTGGCTTTAAAAACTGTTCAGGATCATTTCCTTGATCACCATGAATTGCTTTATTATATTCGCCTGTTGGTAATGGTCTATTCTTAAATTCGTCAGTTAAATTAGCTTGAACAACTTTATCTGATTTAGTTGTAGGGGTTCCGCTTGGAACCATATAATTCATATATGCATCTTGTACACAACCGATCCAATACCCCTGATTAGATTGTCCTTCTGCAAAAATAACAAGAACTTTAGTACCCGGATCAGGCGGAACTGCCCAGAATCCGTAACTTTGTTGGGTACTGTAATAGGTGTCGTTTCTTCTATTACTACTAACATCATTTACGCCATAAAACGGCATACAATAATCTACAGTGTAGAGTTGTCCTGCTTCATTATCAGCATCTTGCCCTGAAGTTGTATTTGTAAGTAATTGTACCTGCAATGCTCCGCTTCGTTTAGGATCAAGATGACTAATTACTTTGGCCAAAAACGGACCTGGCGGCATTTCTCTTGGTGGTGCACCTGATGATCGTCTATGTCTATTGCTCATTACAAACCGCCTCTAATTCTTCCTGATTGGTCGACATCATTTAAATTACGTTCCGGAACTGTTGTTTCGTTAGTCGGTGTAGGTGAAGGTTCTACTCCTTGATTATTAGAAGGTGCATTAGAAGTTCTAGCACTAGAAGAATAATCAAAATAAACATCAAGAGGACTAAAGACTCCAGGTTGTACTGTAACTGGAGCAGGCGGTGATGCCGGTTGATCTGTAGTACTAGTAGTGCCATCGCCAGTTGTGGTTGGAGTTGTAGTCGGAGTTGTGGTTGTAGTACCGGATCCTCTTAGTCCGTCGCCGGTTGCACCTGATGCGGTTGCGCCGCCTGGTGTAGTACCTGCTGTCGGATTGTTAGTAGGACGCCTATTTTCGTTTCTAGCAGTAGTAATTCTAGTAGCTTCGTCCAAATCAGGAACTTCCCAGTATTGTAGTACTCCGTCACCGTTAACATCTGCTCTAGCAAATGCAACTTCTTCCGGAGTTCCATTAAGTTCTGCTTCTGCAATTCTTCTTTGATGACGCTGTTCTTCTTCTAACATTGCGTCAGTTACTTGTGCACCTGCTCTTGCATTTTGCTGATTTCTTCTTCGCACTGCTTGAATAGTTTGTGTAAACACATTGCCGCTAAATCTATTTGTTACTTCAATAATTTTATATAATCCGCTATAATCTTGTAAACCAATTGACGCACCGTCCATTAAATATCCGCCATTGTCAGGATCTAAATCAATTGGTGTTCTAAAGTTAATTATGATATCTACTTCGCCATTTTGGTGATTCATGGTACCGTCACTGTTGACGTTAAAACTTGGCGATGCGGCTGAATTATAATTGCCTGTGCCACTATCAGCAATGTAGAAAGGATCTCCTAAAACTTCTAATTCAATAGATATCAAATCGCCGCCACTATTTACGATGGCTTCATTAAATGATCGTGCTAATCGCAATCGGGGATCTTCAGTTGTTGCGCCGCCTGTGACGGTATTTAAATTTTGTGGTTCTTCAACTACAGTAGTACCATCACCTTGCGGTGCTCTTGAATTTCCTTGTAGAGCAAGATTTGGTGTTGTATTAGTATTAGATTGCTCGCTTGGTTGGTTTGATCCGCTTCTATTACCTCTGTCAAGCGATATTGATTCATAAAATGCATTATCAAATTTAATATCAAAATTTAATACATCGGTATTTTTACCAGTAAACATATAATTGTATACTTTAGGTGCCTGGGAGTAAAGTTTATCATATCCAGGCGGCACATCGTTCGGCATTTGAAATGCACTTCTGTGAACTCGATATGGTACAACTCTATACAAATAAATTCTTGGCATTCTTCCCATTACTTTTTCGGCAGCGGCATCATTAACAAGATATACTTGAGCTTCAATTTTAAACCAGTCAACCATTCCGTCAGGACGATTAAGTTGCTGTGTAACAGATTTTCCAAATTCGCTTAACAGTACAAGTTCTTCTAATATTTTTTGTAGTTTTGTACCTGCTCTAAATGTAATAGTTCTAAGATTAGGGTCAATAGTTACGCCGCCTCTTTTTAATAATCCGGATTCTGGATCCCAAGCAAAATTTGCAATACCAAATGGTGATCTTCCAGATCCTAACGGGCCTGCTGTTAAAATCGGTGATGAACCAATTCTATTAGGTGTAATGTCACGCCCTGCAATTGTTGCTTTAATGCTTTCGCTTAGTCGACCACGTCTTACTGAATATCCTAATCTATCGTCAATAAATGCTCGTTGTTGTTCAATAATTCTTGCGCCAAAATCTGAATTATCCTGTTGATACCCTGCGGCAGCTAATGTAGTATCAACTGTTGCGAATGCCGTTTGAATAGCTTCTTCGTCAAATTCTATTCTTTCTAATTCACCAGTTGTAGCGGCGCCCGGAATTAAGGATCCACTTGCAATTAAAGAATTTAATCTTGCACTTGTTCCGTCGCCCGGAAATGCAATAATATATTCATCAACTTCAGTTTTTTCTCTAGTTTCATTTCTTCTATTAAGAAGATGTGTATTCCAATGGGTAGCAATACTGTTTAATCCTGTTTGACATATTTCTTGCAAGGTTGATCCTGACACAGACATATTAACAGGAATGCTTTGATTTGCATCTAAAAATGCATCATCGTTAAAAACAGAACATGTAATATCGTACTTGCTACCTTCGCCGTTAACTGTAAAATTACAAGTTACTAATTTTAATGGAAACATTCTTCTTATTGGTCTTGAAGGACTAACTTGATTTCCGTCATTATCCCAACCAACAAAATCAAGTGTTAACAAATATGGTGCTTCTAGATAGTTATTGTAACCGGCATTTTTAGCGGCTAGTTGAAGTGTTTGCAAAAACTGGCCCATACTGTAAGGTTCATATACTTGGAATGATAGTCCATAAAAGTTAGTTGATCTACTTCTTGGATTAGGAGCAACAGTAGTGTCTATATTAACTTCGTCAATATAATAAGCACCATTTACTCGGTGATATTTTTCAGCGTATGTTTGTGGTTTTCCTAAAGGAGTTTTTCCAGACTTTAATACCACTTGTCCATTGTTTACGATACCCGACTTTCTATATGATCTATCAGGAAAATTTAATTCGTTCGGACTTATGCAACCTAATCCAAAAATACAATTCATTGATGCAAATTGTTCTAGTTCGTTTGGCATAGGCAAACTATGTGATCCAAAAAGTCCGCCGCCCCCAAATAGTCCTAATAATTTATTTTGTGCAACATTCTTTATTGCGCCTGTTATAAACCCAGGATCAGTAGGTAATTGATCAGTAAAGTCTGTAACTGCTTCATTCGCTAAATCACCTATAGTACTAGCAATTTGTCGAGGATCTGAAATTCCTTCAGCAAGTGCAGTTATATTTGAACTAATTTCNCCTGCACTTTGGAATTGATCAACTAGATTAGCTAGGCCAGGCATACCTAGCATATTAGCAATTTCTTTAACTTGTTCCGGATCGCCTTCTACTTGAGGAGCTAAAGATTCTTGACCCGGCGGTGTATATGTGCCGCCTAACAACTCTCCGTTTGGTCCTGTTCTTATAGGTTGCCCCGATGGGAACGTATATGGCATAATTTATGCTCCTAGTGTATCTTTAACATGTTGAGGCGATGGTAGATATATTTGTACTCCGGCTTTTAAATCATAAATTGGGTCTTCAAGCACATTTAAATTACGCTGTGTAAAAATCCACCATAACGAATAATCTCCATACAAATCATGTGCTAATAAATCTGGACGATTGCTGTATTGAGGTTCAACTGTATATAACACATCATCTGTGTATGCAGGAACAGGTCTGATATTCCAAAGTTCAAGTGTTCCATCAGAACCAATTGCAGTGTCTCGGTATGGATGATTTGCCATTAGATATATCCTCTTCCAATATCATGCCCGCCAACAAACATATTATAATTAAATTGTGTTTGTTTTTGTCTGCTGTAGATCGGTTGACATGATACACTAAACTGTGATTCAGCTGGTGCCCAACTTATTTCGTTGGCTGCACTTAGTGACTGTCCTTTTAGTCCTGTTGCAATATAATCTACTTCAGGAGGCATATCAACAGAAAATGTTGTAATAACTACAGGAACATTATTAAACACATAATCACCGTATCCATTTAATTTTACAATAGGTGGCGGACCGCCAGTTTCTGCAAATGTACCATAATCCATTTTTGTTACTGATCTTAAATAATGTAAGCAAGCCATCCAATATTGTGCTTCTAATTCGTTTTGTACATAAAATTGACCAGTTACTACAATCTCGTTCACACTTGAATTTCTATATGCATAAGCAGGATAATTAGTATGTACAGGTTCAACATTACTATAGTTTGCACTGTGTTGCAAAAGTATTGTTGGCGTAAATGGAAAGACCATACTATTTTTAGTAGACCTTAATAATTGAAACATTGGAGACTTAGAAAATGCACTCGGAGTATTTGGCAACGACAACGAAACTCGCCAATCTTTTTCTTCAACATTTCCGCCTGTAGTGAAAGATGCTTGTCCGCCTAAATTGCCGCCAGCATTACCAAGGGTAGGAGTTGGAATATTTCTAGAACGCAATGCACTCATGAAATTTAATGAACTTCCTAGCCCACCGCTAAACAATTGCTGTCCGATATCTTGGACTTCACCTAAGGCATTGTTAATTGCAGTAGGGATACTACCAGAAAACGGACTTTGTCCAGGAGCACCTGTTCCTGTTGGAAGGGAGGATCTAAACTGGTTTACGCTATCGCGCAGACCTCTAAAAAGTGTTGTTGCCATAATTATTTGTCTCCTATATACATTATTTAGTTGACAAAGTTATCTACATAGTTTATAATATGACTAATAATCAGGAGAGTTCATGAATAAAAGAGTAAATTACCTCAACAATAAAGATATTTTGAAAGAAATACACAAATCAAAGAGTACATTCTGTAGTTATACTGCACCTGAATACTCTCAGTATGATTTAATTTTGCCTAGTATTGAAAAAATTAATATTCGTACTATAGCAGAAGCTAAAAGAGCACAAGCAAAACGCTTGCAACAGGAAGCGTTTGAAAAAGCCAAAGAAGCTGGAAGAAAAGTAAAACTAGCAGAATTTGAAGTTGATTATAAAAAGATACAAAAAGAAGACCTAGTGTTTCGCATTATGACTTTTGATCATATTCCGGAAGAACCAGGACGTAAGAAAAATCCTAAAACAGTAGCCGACTATAAAATTAAATTAAATTTTCCTCCTTTTCAACATTATAAATTTGACGAAAACGACGAACTAGTATGCGTAGGTAAAAGTCATTGGGAAGGCGGCATGCAAAACGGCTTCTTTAATAAAGACCACGGCAAGGCAACTAACAAACTTGCACTAATGTGGATGAAGCTATGCGATCGTTATGCTACCCGTGGCAATGTACGAGGTTACACCTACAATGACGAAATGCGTGGACAAGCTATCTTACAATTAGCACAGATCGGACTACAGTTTGACGAGTCAAAATCAAACAATCCGTTTGCATACTATACAGCGGCAGTTACTAACTCATTTGTACGTGTTATTAACATTGAAAAGCGCAATCAAAACATCCGTGACGACATCTTGGAAATGAACGATATGAGCCCGTCATATACTAGACAATCACAAGGAGAATGGGAGAGAAACCTAGAAAGATCAAAAAATGATGCGTCAAAGTAAAAAAATCGGTTGACCTTGTTACAAAACTCAGTTATAATAACGAGAAGAGGATTAAAATTTGTTTAAAAAAGCGGCAGTCTTTACAGACATACATTTCGGCTTGAAAGGTAACAGCAAAGTTCACAACGACGATTGTGAAGAATTTGTAGATTGGTTTATCGAACAAGCAAAAGCTAACGGTTGCGAAACTGGNATTTTCTGCGGAGATTGGCACCATAACCGAAATAGTCTTAACCTAACAACTATGGATGCTACTATTCGCAGTTTAGAAAAGCTAGGTGCGGCATTTGATAAGTTTTATATGTTTGTAGGTAACCACGACTTGTATTATAAAGACAAGCGAGATGTAAGTTCTACAATCTTTGGTAGGCATATTCCTGGGGTTACATTAGTTGACGAAATCACTGAAATTGAAGATGTTGCACTTGTTCCTTGGTTAGTAGGCGAAGAATGGAAGAAGATCGAAAATATTAAATCTAAATATATGTTTGGACACTTTGAACTTCCTAGCTTTTACATGAACGCCATGGTACAAATGCCTGATCACGGCGACTTGCGGCCAAGCCACTTTCAGCACCAAGAGTATGTGTTTAGTGGACATTTTCACAAACGTCAAGTACAAGGTAAAATTCATTATATCGGTAATGCGTTTCCGCACAACTATGCAGATGCAGGAGATGATGAACGCGGTATGATGATTCTTGATCGTGAAAATAACAAAGAACCTGAATATATCAATTGGTGGAATTGTCCTAAGTATCGTACAACTACATTAAGCAAGTTGTTAGATCCTAATTCAGATATCATTAAACCTAAAATGTATTTGCGTGTTACTATTGACTTGCCTATTAGTTACGAAGAAGCACAATTTATTAAGGAAACATACATCTCACAACATGGTTGTAGAGAAATTACACTTATTCCGCAAAAGCAAATTGAAGAAATTACTACAGACTTAGACATTAGTACTTTTGAAACAGTTGACGAAATTGTATCTAAGGAAATTGCAGAATTAGATACTGAAAACTTTAACAAAAAGATNCTACTAGACATCTATAACGAGCTATAAAATGATCCGCATAAAAGATTTAACAGTAAAGAACTTCATGAGCGTGGGCAATCAAACCCAGGCGATTGATTTTAGCAAAGAAAAGTTAACATTAGTTCTTGGTGAAAACTTAGATCAAGGTGGAGACGATGCTGGTAGTAGAAACGGAACCGGAAAAACTACTATCATTAATGCTCTTTCATATGCATTGTATGGAACTGCATTAACTAATATTAAACGCAATAACCTTATTAATAAAACAAATAGTAAAGGTATGGTTGTATCTTTAGACTTTGAAAAAGATGGTACAACTTATAAAATTGAAAGAGGACGCTCACCTACATTTTTAAAATTTTATATTAATAATCAGGAACAAGAAGTATCCGACGAGTCACAAGGTGATTCACGTAAGACTCAAGAGTTTATTAATGATATGCTTGGCATGTCGCACGACATGTTTAAACATATTGTTGCACTTAATACCTACTCAGAACCGTTTCTAGCAATGCGGACAAATGATCAACGTGCAATCATTGAGCAATTGTTAGGTATTACTATTTTGTCAGAAAAAGCAGATGCCCTTAAAGAGCAAGTTCGACAAACTAAAGAAGCAATTACACAAGAGACTCTTAAAATCGAAGCAATCCAGACTGCAAATGAAAAAATTAGTTCAACAATTGAAAGTCTAAAAAGTACTCAACGTGCTTGGCTTGCTAAAAAAGAACAAGACTGTACAAGATTACAACAAGGTATTACAGAATTAGAACATTTAGATGTAGAGTCTGAACTAGAAGCGCATGAAAAACTAGCTAATTGGACTGAACATAACAACGCCATTTTGGCTCTTAAAAAAGAATTAAGCACACTGGAGCCGGCACTACAACGTGCAGACAAGGCTGTTGAAAAGGCTGTTAAAGATATCGCAGAATTAGAAGATGCAGTGTGTTATACATGTGGTCAGGAGCTACATGAAGATAAAAAAGCAGAAATTGCAGAGCGTAAAACAAAAGAATTTGATGATGCAAACTCTTATCAAAACGAAATTGCAAACAAACTTGCCGATGTATTAAAGGCGCTTGATAATATCGGTGACATCAATGGTAAGCCTACAACATTCTATGAAAGTGCTAAAGAGGCATACGACCATAGACAAAACGTTGATAGTTTGAAGCAAACACTTGCTAACAAACAACAAGAAATCGATCCGTATCAGACACAAATTGATGAACTAAGCAATAGTGCTATACAACAGATTGATTGGAGTGCAGTTAATGATCTTACAAGTTACAAAGAACATCAAGAGTTTTTGTTAAAACT